CGTAAGCGAATCTCTGCTAACCGTATAAAATCAGGAATCTGGTCTGTTAAATCAGTCCTTGCCAGATAACTCGCTATCGTTGTCTGGAGACTTGCGTAGTTTGTGATCGCCATAAGTTATATCATCCCATCCGTATTCTTTGATCCCGATATGTCTAATTAACGGGGTTAGATCGTGGTCAACATACGTGTCGATCCCAAAATCCTGCGCTTTGATACAAAAATGTACATCCTCGCCAATAATCCCGCCCTTATCAGTCCACAGAATGTCGAACCAAGGCTTAGGCATATTTGCATAAACATCTGCTCTGGTGAGCGTTACGCCAAACCCTACAGCCGTTACTTGCTGTATGCCTTCCATACCTCTTGATTCCACCTTTTGCCACTCATGGGAATCCTCTTTGATATTAAGCTGCATCGCAGTCGGCAATACTGGCTCTCTACGTGTGGTTGCATTAACCCCAAGAATATCCACGTTTCGGCTTAACATCACCTCAAGCGTGTTTGCCGGAAACCGCATATCAGAGTCAATCCACAGAATAGCCTCTGCACCCGCCTCTAGTGCCTGATCCGCTAGGTTTTCACGCTGATTAAAGATCAAAGTACCAGACATCTGCAAGATGATAATCTCATCGTTTGTTGTGCGAGAGTGGTATCCGACTAATTTAGCTAGATCAAAACAAAAACCGGACATAACGCTGTCTCGGCATGGTACACAAATGGCTATCTTCATAATCTGCCTGGCCTCACTCGTAAGTAACGATTATCGGGGTTGTTTAGAAAAGCAGCAAAGGCTGGCTCGTCCATCACAGCGTATCCACGCATAATACCCATTTTATTTAAATCGTCTACTACAGCATCAGGAATTGTAGCTATGTGGGTTAAATCACCCCACCTGTCCAACGATGTAATGTCGTTAAACTTTTGTTTGTTTACTTCAATAATTTGGGAAATGTCCTGTTTCGTTTCCAAGACAAGTCCCCCATCACCATCATCGTGCGCTATCGTTTGTTTGCCCTTTTGAGCGTCAACAGAGAATAGTTTTTTCATAATGTCCTTAACGGGGAGAGTCGAAACCCTCCCCGATTATATTACAGCGATGGGTTGATGTCTGTTACCAGACCGTGTGCAGCCTCGTTACGCATTTCTAAAGTCAATTCAGCGAGAATCTGTGTTTTATCGCTGTCACCGGCTTTTGCCAATTCGTTCGTGGCGAATGGGCGCAGATATGCTACTGCTGCGTACTCAGGGTCAAGCACGAAAGCATCACGGCTACGCATAAAGCGTGATGGGACAACAGAGATCGAGCCAAAGTCTGACAGGTAAACGTCAGCAGCACCGATAATTGTTGTTGGGCCATCTGCGGGAGCCATGTAGCGCTGTGCTGCAATACCAGCAAACTCAGACACTTTCTGCTTTGCGCCAGTACCAACCAACAACACTTTGGGAGTGCCGCCAGAATCGTACACTTTCTTGACAACGCTCTTGAGCAATGTCTCTGTGAATGTACGCAATGCGCCATCCGAGCGAGTGCTAACACCGATAGTGGTTGGATCAGTACCAGAAGTGCCTTTGTCTGTGTTTGTCTGAATCCAAGACAACATCGAACCTAGTGTGCGTGCTGTAGTGCTGTTGCCAGCGCTGCGGCCTTGGTTTGCACAAAGAATTGTCTCGATGTCACGCTTCAACTCGGACGATGCGCGAGCAAGTTGATATGCCTTCTCAGATTTACGGCCTGCCTTGTTAACCGACTCCAAAGTGCCGGAGACTTGAATGGTCTTCTGGACGATCTGGGTGTAGTTGCCAAGACGGGTTGTCAATGACAGGCTGCCTGACGATGCGTCTGCACCTTCAACGGCTGCGTTAGCAGTCGTAGCGGCTGCCAATGTGTCTGTCTGCCACTCATGGAAAACAGCAGTTGCCTTTGCGCGGGCAAGAGTGTTTAACAAAGGAGTGTCGGTTGGGGAGATGTTATAGATAACATCGGTTAAGTCTTCACGGAGGCCGATAGCCTGGTGTGCGTTATATGTTGCCATTTTGATTTACTTCCTATAAGAATCGTTCAAATACGTTTGCAGCATCCGCGACCCTTCCGGTCTTACGTAGCTGTGCTTGTGCCTTTTTGGTCTGTTCTGAGTTTGCATCACCTTGACGCGATACGCCAGCCTTGAGCATCTTAGGGGCTTCTGATACCTTTTTGGTAACTCCAGCCTTGTTGTTCATTAGCTTTTCGTATTGCATCGCCTTGTACAAAGTTAAAACAGCCCGAGAGTCGTACACGCTGGCTAACTCTTGATCCGACCATCCAATCTTTTTCGCATAATCTCGTATGTCTTTTTTGACTTGTACGGACTTCTGCTCGTCTGCATATTCGGGTATAGCATCAGACAACTTTTGCGCCTCTACGGCTAGAAACTGACTAAGATGCTGACTTTGCTCTGCTTGTTGCTGTTCAGCAATGCGAGCGCGTTCTGCACCAATGGCCTGTAACTGTCGTTCACGCTGGGTCTGTTCTGCTACCTTTACTGCATAACCGATAGGATCGTTTTCTTTGAGAGCCTCCAGATTTTCTTGTGGCGCTTGGCGCAATGCGCCTTCAATTGCCGCAAGACGTTGCTGGTACTGATCCCTCTCTTGTTTTGCTTGCTCGATTACTGCGCGTTCAGATTCGACCTGTTTGCGCTGTTCTGCGAGAGTTTGGGTTTTCTTTGTGTAATCTGCCTCACGTTGATAACCCTTGATTAAGTCATTAAGCGTCACCTCTACCTCTTCGCCAGAGGCTTTCACCTTGTAGCGCGGCTGCTCGTCTACTTCATCTTGGTACTCAACGTCATCCGAATCGCTTACTTCCTGCGACTCTTCCGCGTCCTGAGACACCTCTTGATCGTCTGATGCGGTATCTGGTTGCTCTTGCGAGTCCTCACCACCCATTAAACCTAAAAATGCTCCGGCGGCTTGATCCACCGACAGCGGCCCACTACCCTCAACGGGTGTCATGTTTTCGCTCATCTTACTAACCCCAATGTTGTCGGATACCGTCCGACACGGTTTTGCACCCTATGGCGCATATTCAAAAAATCTTCCATCGTTTCTCATCTATCTGCTTTTGATCCGCAATAGATTTAAAGTGGTTAACGACAGCATCTATACCTCTGATTAACTGATAGGAGGACTCTCGCACCTCAATGTCCTCAAACCTTGAGTTAACAATCATGTCAATGCAAGACTCTTTTAATATAGAAATCTCGTCTATAAAGAAATCATCATTCACAAGATGGGTAGCGCGGTCTGCTTTGTTCATATAAGTGATGTAGGTGCGTAGTTTTCGCCAAATCGTCCGGCGCCATAAAACGGGCCTTGTGTAGGCAAGCTGTATGTTGGGAATAAACTAGCCAACGGTTTATTATAACCAGCCATCGGTTGATTCATATTCGCCTGTGCTGTGTACTGACCGACCATGCTGGGCATACTGTCTACCAATGCTTTTAACTGATCCGCTGAAAGTCCAGACGTTCCTGTGGATTCGACTTTAGGCTTGAGTGCATTAGCCGCAGCCAATCCACCTAATGTCAAACCACCCTTAATCAGACTGCCATACGGGCCAGCAAGCGCCTCGCCACCAGATGTAATCAATCCACCAAGCCCTGACCCTGCACCACTAGCAGCAGCGCCACCAGCACCGAGCGATCCTCCACCAGTACCCGCAGCACCCGCAAGGATGTCTCCCGAGCCACCTAAAAAGCCTCCCGCACCCGTAGCACCACCGCCACCTAATCCTCCGGTTGTGATTGTGCTACCAAAGTCCACAGGGAACGCTGTAGCGCCTGTGCTTGCAGAGCCTACACCACCAGCACCAGCAGCAGGGGCTAATGCAGCAGCGGCAGCCATCGTGGCGGCAGCAATGGCAAAGTTACGAAAATACGGGTCTTTAACACCAGACAGCAAATCTCCGCCTATTGTGCCAAACGCGCCATTTTGCTCAAACGGTTTATAGTTTGCAGCCGCTTGCTCAAGCGTTCCGCCAATTGCCGGAGTGCCTGTATTGTCGTATGTGTACGAAAAAGGGTCATTTGGGTTAGATAGGAATACCGGAGCGCCTGTTGCGGGATCGGTTAGCTGTGTGGATGTGCTACCTGTTACTCCATCGGTTGTAATAGGACGAAACCTAGAGATGTCCACATTGCCGTACTGTGTAGCAATTTGATCGCCTGTGATGGCTAAGGGGTTAGATGCCAAGTAATTAGACGCAGCCTGATATTCTGACTGTCTTTCTGCTTGGAGTCTTGCATTGATAGCTGCACGTTCTTCCTCTAAATAAGGGACATACTCGCCACCCGCATCAGCATTAAGGGTAACGTACCTCCCCATCGGCGCACCAACGGTTAAATCCATGTTTAGCGGTCTACCGTATTCATCAAACATATTAAACGCTCCTGATGTTTACGCTGTTCGTGATGCCAGCACCCAACTCAGCAGCCTTTAGCTGAATCTCGGCTTGTAACTCCTGCTCTTTTAGCGCCATCTGAGCAGACATCTTCTCACGCATCAATTGTATCTCTGCCGCAGCCTTCTCGCGCTGCAATTCAATATCAGCCATTGCTTTCTGTTGCGCTGCCTGTACGTCTGCCTGAGCCTTCTGTTGAGCAATCTGAATCTGTGCCTGTGACTGCTGGATGAGAGCCTGTACTGTGGGATCAGGTTGTGGTGGTTGAGGTTGTGCAAGTTGCTGCTCAATCTCTGGCGTAATTTCCTTAAAGAACTCGGCGCTATCAACAAACCCAGCGGCTTCAATAAATCTACCCAACGTATTGCGATACTGTCCAACGGTACACAATGGATTTGTTGGCCCAAACTGTTGCAAGATAGCCTCTTGTTTAGCAAGCACCATCTGTAACATTGTCATCTGCTCGGCTTTGTTACCCGTCCCAAGTCCTACCGAAATGTCACAATCGTACTCGTTTGACCAAGCACGCGGATCAATTGGGACATATTTACCACGCATACGCATAAGCGTGGGCTTGTCTTGATACTTACACAGTAATTGCAGGATACCTTGGAATAGCGTGCGTACACCCGTCTCAGCAAAAATACGGGCTATTAACTCTAGTTTGCCACCCGCAGCAGCCGTGGAGGCCGCCACAGCAGCCGCTGTCACGTTCTGCAACACATTAGGATCAAGACCCTGCTGCATATCAGAAATGCCTGTGCGTTTAGCCTGTGCGTCATCCAAGTATTGCAACATCGGAAAAGCCTGAGCAATCACAGACGGGACTGCAAGCGGCACAATTGCCTGTGGATTCTTCATCCGCACCACGCCCCCTGGCGTAACGCTCAACAAGTCATCCAGATTTACCTGACCCTCCACAGCACCAACTCGCGCATTGTTAGACAGGTACAGGTTATCTAGCATCTGGCGCACAACAGTCGATTTGATTAACTGGATGTCCATACTGCGATCAGCCAACGACTCGCCAAAGAACTTATGTGGGATCGGAATAGGGCAAAGTGAGTGAAACGGGTTGTAATCTGTCTCTACGTTGCTCAGAATATCAGAGCCAGCATAGAATATCTGGCGCAACTCAGCCACGCCGTCACCATCGTAATCCGTTCGCAAGTAAGCCTCGTAGACCTCAACCTCTTGCATGGACTCATCTAGGCTTGCCTCTTCGTCTGGCTGCTCACCACGACTATAACGTGCTACTCGCTCATCACTAAATGTCAAATCATTGTAGGACGGTAGGTTGGAAACAATCTCAGGGTCAAAGCCCATTGCAATCAAGTCCGAACGTGGCAAGAGTTTCCTATGTGCAACAAAGGGAGAATCGGCTACAGCCCTCGCTCTCTTGCTAATAAGGAACTCCTCTGGAGGCACGTTCTCTACCTTGACAGAGCCGGATTGTATACGTTTCGACACAATGACATCATGCGACTGCATTGCCATTGGCGCACCGTCCTCGCCTACTCCACCGTCCAAGACTGTTGTATCCTGCGCTACGATTTCGTACTTACCATCCGACATGAGCATAACCAACTCATCGTCTGTCAGACCTCGGTACTCTTCCTTTGTAACGTCTTCCTTCTCGTCCCAGTAGCACTTTACGACACCATTCTTTTGCAGCAGCGCATCCTTAAACCAGTTATGCAGGATGGTAAAGCCAGGGTTTTGACTGTAGAAAACCCAATTGCAGTAATCCGTTGCCTGTTTAGCGCCTTCCTCTTGCCCTGGCTGCTTAGGCTCAAAGCGCACAATGTCATCCGACTGAGTGAACACACGCACAAGTTGCGGCAAAGCGCCATCAATAGCCTCTGCTACCTCACCCGTAACGATCTGGCTGCGACCCTCTACCTCATTGCCATAAGGCTGGCGGAGGTAAAACTCAAGCGCCTTCGTCCTCGCTAGGGTTGTCTCGCTGTCCAGATACCCGATTGCGTTGTCGATTTCGTTTTCCAGAATCGCCTTCAGTTTCCCATCGTCCATACTTTTCCTCAAGCGCAATAACCCGCTGAATTAAATTGTCGTATTCTGCCCTTGTTACAGGGTTGCCTCGGCGTTCTACCAACATTACACCACCCATCCTGTATTTACTTTAATGGGTCTACCCCAGTTAGATGTCTGAGTGTCCATGCCTACCGCCAAGTATCTAAACGCATCTGAGCCGTGTGATGACCAATCATGTAGCGGCTTGTCATAAAAAACTTGGCGTTTCTCGTCATATTCCCGTCTGTAGTTTCGTAAGCAGTCCAGACCTTGCTTGGTGTCCGGCACATTAAACCAACAGCGAGGCAGCATCCTACGAACCGCTTGGATACCATCGTCCACATTAAGTCTAGGTACGACTGTACAATCCAAACCAGCATCTTGTAACACCTCTAAGCGTGAACGGCCTGTACCTAACTCTCTAACCTGTACATCGTGCGGCAATAACTGAGGCGCTTTATGCCATCCTCGATTGGTCAATTCTCGCACGTACCAATCCAATCCCTGCCCATGATTTTCTATGTAGTCTAGCAGACGAACCTCTTGCCCTGCTGTCTGAGCCACCCAGATGGATGTACTGTCACCCATACCTAAGTCCCAAGCAACATAAGTCTTGCAGAGGTCATCTCTCGTTATCTTGCAGACCTGACCCTTAGCCTCTAACTCGTTGACTTGCTTGCCGTAATAAGAACCCTCTACAGATGCGTGAAAACTGCACTCAAACTCTTGCTCGTACTTTTCCGCACCCATCTCACGCTTGGCTGCTTTCAACTCGTCTTCGTTCACTATGCCCGTTTGCGAGGCTTTAAACTCTAGTAACTTCCAACCAGGCTCATTCTCAGCCCTGTCTCGCAAGTCCTTAAAATGATTCTGACCCTTGGGAGTGCCGATAAACATAGCC